TGTCAGTGAGCAGGTTTTATCAGCAAGAACAACATTAACGCTTATCTCAGACGCACAGTATTTTGTGATGGAAGAAGGCGATTATTTGACCGCTACATCAGAAGCTGGTTCAACAATGTCTGTACTTGCTACTTTTGAACAAATAGGACTAACAAGAGCATGACTACATATCTTCAAGCTGTTAACGATGTCCTTGTGCGTTTGCGTGAGACAGAGGTTTCTACTGTTACAGAAACAAGCTATTCCTCTTTGATTGGCAAATTTGTCAATGATGCTAAACGTGCTGTTGAAGACTCTTATGAGTGGAATGTTTTAGGTACTACAGTAGTGGTTACAACTACTGCTGGCACTTATTCTTACTCTCTAACTGGAGCAGGTCAGAAGTTTCGAGTTCAAGATGTCATCAATGACACAAATAACACAACCATGACAAACATCCCGTTTGCAAACATGAATCGTTATTTGAACTTTGGCACTATTTCTAGTGGTGTACCTTTGTATTATTGCTTTGATGGCGTAGATGCTAGTTACGACACAAAAGTTAGTTTATTCCCAGTGCCTAGCGGTGCATCAACTCTCAAGTTTAGTTTGATTGTTCCTCAAGCACCATTAACTGCTGACTCTACTGTTATTCTTATGCCATCTGAGTTGGTTGTTCAGAATGCCTATGCTCGTGCATTGGTTGAGCGTGGTGAGGATGGTGGATTGTCATCTTCAGAGGCTTATCAGTTATACAAGTCAATGCTTTCTGACTACATTGCTATGGAAGCTACACGTTATCCTGAGTTTGGTTCATTTGAGGCTGTCTAATGTCTCAAGCAATACAAACCTTCAGTATTAGCGCACCAGGCTTTTATGGCCTCAATACGCAAGACTCACCGCTTGATTTAGCGTCTGGCTATGCTTTGGTTGCTAATAACTGTGTGATTGACCAATATGGTCGAATTGGCGCTCGTAAAGGTTGGTCAAAGGTTAACGCATCATCTGGTAACTTAGGTGCTAATGATGTTGGTGTGATCCATGAGTTAGTTCAGAACGATGGAACTATGACAGTTCTATTTGCTGGCAATAACAAGATATTCAAACTTAGTGGCACTTCTGTCGTTGAGTTGACCTATGGGGGAGGTGGTTCTGCTCCAACGATTACTGCAAGCAATTGGCAATGCGCTTCTTTGAATGGCATTACCTATTTCTTTCAGAATGCACACGATCCATTGATATATGACCCTGCTGTAAGCACAACCACTTATCGCAGAGTATCTGAGAAAACAGGCTATGTCGGTACTGTTCCTAGTGGAAATATCGCTATTTCTGCTTATGGTCGTTTGTGGGTTGCAAGTAGCTCTACAGACAAAGTAACTGTTAGTTTCTCTGATTTGATTGCTGGTCATGTGTGGTCTGGTGGCACTACTGGCTCATTGGATACAACTCGTGTTTGGCCTAATGGTGCTGATGAAGTTCAGGCTTTGGCTGCTCACAATGGATTTTTGTTTATCTTTGGTAAACGACAAATTCTTGTTTATCAGGGTGCGACTACTCCAGCTACGATGTCTATTTCTGACACTGTAGGCGGTATTGGTTGTTTAGCAAGAGACAGTGTTCAGACTACCAGTTCTGATGTGATTTTCTTGTCTAACTCTGGTGTTCGTTCGCTGATGAGGACTATTCAAGAGAAGTCATCTCCTGAGAGAGATTTGTCTAAGAATGTTCGCAATGATTTGATGGGTGATGTTTCTTTACAGACATTGACAAGCATTAAGTCTGTTTATTCAGAACTTGAAGGTTTCTATCTTTTAACGATGCCACAGAATAAATCTGTGTATTGTTTTGACACTAAAGTTATCTTGCAAGATGGATCATCTCGTGTGACAACATGGGACTCCATTACGCCTACTGCTTTGTATTCATTGAGAAGTGGTGCTTTGTATATTGGTAAGAATGGTTACATTGGTAACTACACTGGATATAGCGATGATGCAACTGCTTATCGTTTTCAGTATTACACGAATCATGCAGACCTTGGTAATGTCAATCAAACATCTATTCTGAAGAAGATTTCAGTTGTAGTGATTGGTGGCACTAATCAAGACTTATTTATCAAATGGGGCTTTGATTTTAGGTCTAACTACCAAAGTGCTGCTGCTGTCATTCCAGTTCAAGGTGTATCTGAGTATGGCATTGCTGAATATGGTGCTAATGCTACTGTCATTGCACAGTATTCTGATGGTGTTGCTTTGAACACATTAAAAGTGTCTGCTAGTGGAACAGGTAAGGTTGTTCAGACTGGCTATGAATCTGACATCAATGGTTCACAACTGTCTATTCAAAAGATTGAAATTCAAGCCAAGAACGGGAAATTATCATGAGTGATTACACCAAGACCACTAACTTTGCCAGTAAAGATAATCTTTCTTCTGGCAATCCTTTAAAGATTGTTAAGGGTACTGAGATTGACACTGAGTTCAATAACATTGCCACTGCTATTGCGACTAAGCAAGACTATGACTCTGATCTAGCAACTTGGGCAACAAAGACTGCTCCAAGTGGTGTTGCTGTTGGAGATACAGATACTCAGACATTGACAAATAAGACATTAACTAATCCAACTATTACAAATTATGTTGAGACTGTTGTCGCAATTGGTACTGTCACAACAGCGAACACAATTAGCCTAACAAGTGGCACTGTTCAAACAGCAACATTAACTGCTTCAACAGCTTGCACATTTACGATGCCTACAGCAACTGCTGGTAAATCTTTTGTATTGTTACTCAAACAAGCGGCTTCTACTGGCAATGGAACAGCAACTTTTACAGGTGTTAAATGGAACATCAATGGAGCGCCAACAGTAACTGCTACAGCGGGGAAAATGGACATCTTTTCATTTGTCGCTGATGGAACAAATTGGTACGGCAGTGCTTCTCAAGGATATACACCATAATGTTTGCCGCTATTAACATATTTCTAACTGGTGGGATGGTTGGCGCTGGTCAACAATTATTCACAACAACTGGTGCTAATACATGGGTATGCCCATTAGGAGTTACATCTGTTTCAGTTGTTTGTGTTGGTGGTGGAGGTGGAGGTAATACCTATCCTTATGGCGGTGAGTCCTTAGATTATGGTGGAGGTGGTGGTGCTTTAGCATATGTTAACAACATCTCAGTAATGCCTGGTACATCTTACACAGTTACTGTTGGTGCAGGAGGAGCAAGTGGCTCTACAACTGCAAGCAATGGTGGTTCTAGCTCTTTTGGATCAACAGTAGTTGCTGGTGGTGGCAGTGGTGCTAATGGACTTCAAGGTGGTGCTGGCGGTACTGTCACAACAGGCACAGGAGGCGCTGGTGGCTATGGTGGAAACACAAGCGGTTTTGGAGATTCTGGCTCTGGAGGCGGTGGTGGTGCAGGAGGTTACTCTGGCACTGGAGGTAGTGGAAGCGAAGGTAGCAATAATAATGCTAACAGTGGCACTGGTGGAGCTGGTGGTGGTGGTGGATTTTATGCAGGAACTGGTGGCTTAGGTGGTGGTGGTGTTGGCGTACTAGGTCAAGGAAGTAGTGGCGCGGCTGGTAGTGGAACACAAGGCCAAGGTGGTAGTGGTGGTTCAGGTGGATCAATACTTCGTGCAGGTGCAATATATGGTGGTGGTGCTGGTGGATCAGGCAATGGTGCTAATGGCGCAGTAAGAATTATTTGGGCTGGCAATTCTGGAATAACTCGTGCATTCCCATCAACAAATACAGGTAATTTGTAAGGAAAAATCATGGCAGTAACTAATCAACAAATCATTGACTACTTGTTAGCCAATCCTGGTCTAAGTGATGCACAGATTGCGGCTACTATGCAAGAGTTTAGCGTTACACCAGCGCAACTGGCTCAAGCTGTAGGTGCTGATCCTGCTCAAATACAAGCAAGATATGCAGAAGCAGCGCCAAATGTATATACATCTGAGAATGTTAACAAATTAGCTAGTCAAATACTTGCACAAAACACTACTGAAAAGTGGACAGGTGGTTTACCTCCTGAAAAAGCTGCCTTATATATGGCAGATGAGCTTGCTAAAAGTGGTGTAAGTGATATTGCTCAAGTTGGTCAAGGAAAAGACGGCATCATCAATCAAATGACTGGTGAAAAGTTAATCTCTGGCTATGGTGAGCGTACAAAGGGTAATCTTTGGTCAGGCTCTTACGAAGGTAAGGGAAATACTGGTTTTGGCGTTGAGTTTGATGCTCAAGGTAAGCCAGTATTTTTTACGCAAGGTGCATCTTCTAGCACTTTAGGAAAAGACATTCTTAAACTTGCGGCTGTTGCTGGTGCTGTTTACGGATTGGGTGGATTTGATGGATTGTTAGGTGGTGCAACAGGTGCAACAGGAACAGGCTTAGAATTTGCTGGCTCTGGTGGTGCTTTTGATTTAGCTAATGCTGGAATTGCTGGTGGAACTGCCGCCTTTACTCCTGCTCAACTGGCTCTTATTGAAGCTGGCGCTACTGCTGCTGAAGTAGCTGCGGCTGGTGCGACAGGTGCAGGTTTGTTATCTAGTGCAATATCTTCTACAGTGCCACCAACAGTACCGCCTGTAGTTCCGCCAACAGTACCTCCTGTAGTGCCACCTACAGTACCTCCTGTAGTACCTCCTACGGGAATACCTCCAGTAGTGCCACCAGTTGTACCTGTTGTACCTCCTGTTGTACCGCCAGTTGTTCCTCCTATAGTAACTTCAGCAGTTTCATCACTGATTCCAACGGCAGTTAAAGGTCTATTAACTCCTGATGTTATTTCTGGTGTAACTGGTGCTGCTGGTAATTTATTGCAAAGCCAAACGTCTAAGGCGGCTGCTGAAAAGGCTGCGGCTGATTTAACAAGAGCAACTCAAGCAGGTGTAACGGCTTCTCAATTCCGTCCTGTTGGAATGACGACTCGTTTTGGTACATCACAGTACACCTATGATCCTGTAACTGGTCAAATGACTTCTGCGGGTTATGAGTTATCTCCAGAAGCTAAGAATGCTCAAGATCGCTTGGTTAGATTGGCTGAGTCAGGTCTACAACAAGCTGAAGGCGCTCAACAACAGTTTGCTCCTCTTCAAACAGGCGCACAAGGCTTGTTCAAGTTGGGTAATCAATATATTGCACAATCACCACAAGAAGTAGCTCAGAACTATCTCAATCAGCAGATGTCTCTGTTGCAACCTAGTCGTGAAGTAGAACTTGCTAATCTGCAAAACAAACTTTATCAACAAGGTCGTCAGGGTGTTTCTGTAGCTCAGGGTGGCACATTAGGCGCTACTACACCAGAGTTACAGGCTTTGTATAACGCTAGAGCGCAACAAGAGGCTCAGTTGGGTGTTAATGCTCAACAATATGGTCAGCAGAACGTCTTGTTTGGTGCGAATTTGCTTGGTCAAGGCGCTACAGCAATGGGTAACTACTATGGTGGTCAGCAACAAGCGTATACCCCTTATACAACTGCTTTGGGACAAGTACAAGGCTTGGAGACTGCGGCTCAACAACCATTGATGCTAGGCGCTCAACTTGGTCAACAGTCGGCTGCTGCTGGTGCTAATGCGGGTCGTTTAGGTGTATTGGGTTCTCAGGCGGCTGGCAATCTTTTAACTGGTAATGCTGCTACTTACAATCCTTATGCGGGATTATTGACTGCGGCAGGAAATCCTAATTCAATGCTTGGACAGGTTGTTTCAAGTGCCGTATCGCCTGGTGGTTTTATTGATCGTTCGTTATACCCATCAGGAAATCCGTTACAAACTGGTATATATGCAGACCCTGGTTACTGGACTTAAGGAGCAACAAAATGGCTGAAATCGTAGGTGGATTATTTGGCATTACGCCAGAAGCGTTGCAACAACAGCGTTATCAACAAGACTTAGCTCAAGGCTATAAAATGGCTCAGTTATCGCCTGCTGATGCGGCTCGTGCTGGTTTACAAGCTAGTGTTGGTCAATTAGGTCGTGGTATTGCGGGCTTGATGGGTGTAGAAGACCCACAGATGAAACTTATTAGCGCTCGTCAATCAATTATTGGTCAACTTGACCAATCTAACCCTGCATCTTTATTAAAAGGCGCTCAGATGTTGGCACAGATTGGTGACCAACAAGGTGCTTTTGCTCTTACTGACTACGCTCGTAATGCAGAAAATGTACTTGCACAAACCAAACAAAGACAAGCAGCCGCATTAGCGTCTGAGGCTCAAGCTACTCGTGAACGCCAGCAAGCAGTTCCTGCTGACATTCAGATTTCCAATGAGATTGCTACTTTAGAAGATGCACTTGCTCAAATTGAAGGTTTATCAGCAGACCCAGAGCGTACTCGTGCAAAGAATTTATTGAATACTCGTTTGACAGAGTTAAGACGATTAACAACTAAGGGCGATAAGGCAGAAACAAAAACTGAAATTCAAAAACTTCAG